TATTATAATTGAGACGAAGGGGTTGTTTACAGCTGATGACAGACGTAAACATTTAGCTGTTAAACAGCAGCACCCTAAACTAGACATACGCTTTGTGTTCACAAGTAGCAAACGTAAATTGAGTAAGGGTGCTAAAACTACCTATGGACAATGGTGTGAAAAGAATGGTATACAATACCACGACAGGATAATTCCAGAAGAGTGGTTGCATGAGAAGGGAAAAGATATGCACCCACAATTAATTCATTGCCCATATAAAAAAATCAAGAGGAGACAAAGTAAATGAGTGAAGATACAGATCACGTAGTATTCGTAGACTTTGAACCAAACGACTACATCATACGCCTTACACCTTTCCTAGATAAGAAAGGTAACTGGACTGGTGAATTGATGGTAGGTAGTACCACTACAGGAGACAACAATCTATCGGATGACGATCACTACAACATGATGCAGCTTACACAGCTTGTGTGTGCTGCCGTTCCTGCCCTAGAGGAAGACAGTTATGTACGTGACCTACTGTTTAGTATTGTTAACAGTTCAATTGAAGAAGACATAAAGGTGGCAGAGACTGCACCAGTTAGTAAAGAAGTCAATGGTAACGTAATCAAGGTAAACTTTTAGCATGTTAGTTAAAATATTCTTAACCGTAGAGATAGACGAAGAGGACTACCCAATGCCCACAGACGGTAATGTAACGGAGGAAGTAAGCAGTGTAATGAACGAGCTTATGTTTGACGTAGACGGGTGGAGTATCAAAACAATCAAGACAATATCGGAGTAGTTAAATGAGCAATCAATTACCAACAGACTATCAAGCATTCATCCACAAGTCACGGTACGCCAAGTACTTTGACGGTAAGGGCCGTGAATCGTGGGGTGAAACAGTAGGACGCTACATGGACAATGTAGTAAGCAAGGCTATGAGTGGTGTAAAGAACAGCCTAACCAAAGAAATTGAGCAGGCTATCCTTGGGCAAGAGATCATGCCATCAATGAGAGCCATGATGACAGCTGGTCCTGCACTAGACCGTGACAACACGGCAGGTTATAACTGTAGTTATCTACCAGTAGATGACCCCAAGTCATTCGATGAGGCTATGTACATACTTCTCTGTGGCACTGGTGTTGGGTTCAGTGTCGAGCGACAGTTCATCAGCAAGCTTCCAGAAGTGCCTGAGTTGTTCGAGAGTGAGTCTATCGTTGTCGTTAAGGACAGTAAGGAAGGCTGGGCTAAGGGGTTCCGTCAAGTTCTTGCTCTCCTCTGGGCTGGTGAGATTCCTAAGTGGGATGTATCACAGGTACGCCCTGCAGGTGCAAGGCTTAAGACGTTTGGTGGTAGGGCATCAGGCCCAGCGCCACTCGTAGAGTTGTTTAACTTTGCTGTGTCTACCTTCAAGGCTGCACAAGGACGTAAGCTATCATCTATGGAGTGTCACGACTTGATGTGCTTCATTGGTCAGATCGTTGTCGTAGGTGGTGTTAGACGTTCAGCTATGATCAGTCTGTCTAACCTTAGTGATGACCGTATGCGTCATGCTAAGTCGGGACAATGGTGGGAGACAGCACCACACCGTGCACTAGCTAACAACTCAGTCTCATATACAGAGAAGCCAGACATGGAAACATTCATGCGTGAATGGTCAGCACTAGTTGAGTCTAAGTCCGGTGAGCGTGGTATCTTCAATCGTGAAGCATCAAAGAAGCAAGCAGCTAAGTTTGGTAGGCGTGATCCTAACTATGAGTTCGGTACAAACCCTTGTTCTGAAATCATTTTACGCCCATATCAGTTTTGCAATCTAACGGAGTGTGTAGTACGTGCTACCGATACAATGCAAGACTTGGAACGTAAAGTAAAACTTGCTACTATCTTGGGTACTATTCAATCTACCATGATTAAGTTCCCCTATCTACGTAAGGTCTGGCAAAACAACACAGCAGAAGAACGGTTACTTGGTGTGTCTATGACAGGCATTATGGATAACCCCCTTATGACATCATCTAACAACGGATTGGAGAAGACCCTTGAACATTTACGATCCATTGCTGTGGCTACTAATGCTGAGTGGGCTGAACTTCTTGGCATCCCTGCTAGTGCTGCTATCAGCTGCGTTAAACCTTCGGGTACAGTATCACAACTGGTTGATTCTGCTAGTGGAATTCATGCTCGTCACAGCCCCTATTATATTCGTACTGTCCGTGGCGATAACAAAGACCCTCTGACACAGTTCATGATTGACCAAGGTATTCCTAACGAGCCTTGTGTCATGAAGCCTGATAGCACTGTAGTGTTTAGCTTCCCTGTCAAGTCTCCCGAGAAGGCAGTCACACGTAACGACATGACAGCCGTAGAGCAGCTTGAGTTGTGGCTTACCTATCAGCGACACTGGTGTGAGCACAAACCATCTGTGACTATCTCAGTACGGGATGCTGAGTGGATGGCTGTAGGGGCATTTGTATATGAGCACTTTGACGAGATGTCAGGTGTGTCATTCTTACCACACTCTGAACATACTTATCAGCAAGCACCTTATCAAGAGTGTACAGAAGAAGTATATAAAGAGATGCTAGATAAGATGCCTACCAGTATTGATTGGGAGAAACTATCTGAGTATGAAAGTGAAGACAACACAGTATCAATGCAGACTATGGCATGTACAGGTGACTCATGTGAAATAGTAGACTTAGTGTAAGGAGTTAATATGTTCGTAGTAATTACACGAGACCAATGTAACTTTTGTGATTCAGCAAAAGCCTTATTGGACGGATCAAATACTCCTTACACAACGTACAATATAAGTACAGTAAGTAGTAAATGGTTATTGTATTTACTTAAGAGATCAAGTATAACAACAGTACCACAAATATTCAACGACAAAGGGGAACACATTGGTGGCTATACAGAACTAAAAGAATACCTAATGAAACGGAAAGAGGAGTAATACTCATGGCATACAGAAAACCTTTCTCAAAAAATCTTTACGGCAAGTACGACAGTGTAGCTAAGGATACACTAATTAATCACCTACTCAAGGATGGTCACGTACTAATCGACAGTACTGAATCCTATGATGCTGATGTAGTGACAGAGAAGCTAGGTGAGAAACACTACAGCGAAGCGGAAGTAAAGACTGCATGGAAAGGAGATTGGCCTACCCATTGGGCTGAGATACGTATACCAGAGCGTAAGAAAAAGCTACTGTCAAAGCACGGTAACAATCTAAAGTTCTATATCTTCAGTGGAGATATGACTAAGGCTTGGTGCATTGACAGTAAGCTACTAACGGATGACAAACTGCGTGAAGCTACAGGTAGAAACATATATAGAGGGGAACAGTTCTATCACGTATCGTACAAAGATGCGGAGTTAATCAACGTAGCATGAGGAGTAACACTTATGAAAGTTCTTACAAGGGAACAGCGGGGCTTAGGAAAGTATGATGCCCCACTGAAGGTACAGCAGACAATGGGTTACAACAGTTTCAAAAAGGGTATACACGTAAATCCATACCCCAAAGATACTATGCAGTACCGTGAGTGGAATAGAGGTTACAACAAAGCCTACTATGACAATTTAAATTGGGTAAGGGAATATGAGACTAGAGCAAGAAGCAGAAAAGTTTTTAAAGGAGAAGTACAACATGTCTGATTTCAATTCGTATCAACGTAGTGCATCTAAGACTGCCATTTATCCAGACGAACATCGCATCTTGTACCCTGCACTTGGACTGGCTGGTGAAGCAGGTGAGGTAGCAAACAAAGTAAAGAAGCTTATACGTGATGGACCAGACAAGAGACCTGACACATGGCGAGAGGACATCGCAAGTGAGATCGGAGATGTACTGTGGTACTGTGCTGCACTTGCTACTGACCTCAACCTTACTCTAGGTATGATTGCCGCACAGAATGAAATAAAATTATCGGCAAGAAAAGAGGCAGGTACAATAGGTGGGTCAGGGGATACACGATAGTGTGACGAAGTTAACGGTAGACAAAAATAAAGGGGGCTTAACTGCCCCCTCTTTTACATTGCGTCTTCCGCTAACTCTAATAGCATCATTATGTCTTCGACGGATCGGGGATCAGGACTCCTACCATTGTTTAATTTTTTAAACATAATCTGTGCATACTGTCTGTCATCATACGGCACACGAGATAGATCATCAACGGCAGTTGCGTAAGGTGACGCAAAACCATCTGTAAGAAAGTCCTGTTTAGCATCTGCTAACAAGTCTTTAATGTACTTACGTGCAATTTTGTGCTGCTCACTTTTATTACCTCCAATTTTTTGAGACATGTCTTTTGAAACCTCAGTTACGAGAGGTAGTATAGCAGATAGATACTTATTTTCTGCACGTTTTTCTGATGGCACCTTAGACCTACTACCTAATTCATATGTGGGGTCTTCAAAACCAATTTCTAAAAGATACTCTGTTAGATCACTGTCTGCCTCTTTTATATTTAAACCAAAAAACAATTTCTTTAGTGGGTCATATCTTTTAATGTCACCAGTATTAATAGACACTCGATTTGGCATATCTTCTTCGTAAGAAGGTGCAGCTACACCACGTTGAATAAGCGATCT